CCGTAGCGTCTGATAATGCTGGTGGCAATCAAGGCCTGTTGATGCCTAAACTACAGTTCAGATTTCGTGTCAATTTCTTGAACTTCGGGGTTGGGTCAACAGCAGGACTGAGTTTGACTAAGCAAGTAGTAGATTGCTCTCGTCCAAACGTTACGTTTCAAGAAATCACTCTTCCAGTATATAACTCAACCCTATATCTAGCTGGCAAGCATCAGTGGCAAACAATCTCGATCAACATTCGTGATGACGCTTCAGGCAGTGTTTCTAAGGCAGTAGGTCAACAAGTGCAAAAGCAAATGGACTTTGTTGAACAAGCATCTGCGGCTACCGGTCAAGACTACAAGTTCCAAACTAACATCGAAATTCTCGATGGTGGTAACGGTACTGCTACTCCGCAAGTTCTTGAAACATGGGAACTATACGGTTGCTTCTTGTATACAGCAAACTACAATACTTTGAACTACGGAACAAATGAACCGGTAACTATCGCACTTACTATTCGTTTCGACAACGCAATTCAGTCTCCGCTTGGTTCTGGTGTTGGAACACCTGTAGTCCGCCCACTATCAGGTACAACTGGTTCTGTAACAGGTATCGGTGGAACTACTTAATAAAGGTCATACAGTATGACTGGATTTATTCAAGATTTACTACAGGACGCTGCCGGAGCCTTCTTCGGCAGCGACTACCTTAGAGACTATACACACGCATCAAAAACGTTTAGGACAAATGCATATCAAAATGCTCCTAAACTAAAGTTCCTTTTTCATACATATTTTGAAATTAATCCGGCGGTGTACTTTCCTGGATCTCAGACCAATTATGGTCTATTAGTAAAAGAGGTTAAATTACCATCATTCTCTTTCAGTACTTATCAGATGAATCAATACAACAGAAAGAGAATAATTCAAACTAAAATCAAGTACGAACCTATAGAAATTACTTTCCACGATGATACTGCAAATCAAGTTAACAAAATGTGGGAAGCATATTACGTTTATTATTACAACGACGGTGCTAGATCCGGATCGGTATTAGCTGGCGACCCGGGTAGTCCGCCCGGAGCAAATGGCCCGCGTGATGCAGCATATAATGACAGAAATATCTATCAAAATAGCCCCGCTGCAACATATGATTGGGGTCTTGTGGGCGGCACTGGCGGAACCCCTACGGACGTGCAAGCAAACAAAAAGGTTCCCTTCTTCAAGCGCATAACCGTGTTCGGGTTTGATCAACACAAGTATACTGCATATACCCTAATTAATCCTATAATCACGAATTTCTCACACGACTCGTACAATTACGCCGAGGGTGCCGGCACAATGGCTAACAGAATGACAGTCGATTATGAGACGGTGTTGTATAATAACGGTGGAATGGATGGCAGAACTCCAGGTAACATTGTAACTTCCTTCGGTGATCCCGCAAACTATGATACTACTCTGAGTCCTATTGCTAAGCCAGGTTCTCAGGGCACTATTTTCGGACAAGGCGTATTAGTGGATGCAGCAGGAGGGTTTGTAAATTCACTAAACGAGGGTAACCCAATTGGTGCTATTATGGCTGCTGGAACAGCGTACAACACGTTTAAAAATACCAACCTTGCGCTCACTGCTAAAACTGAATTGAACACTATGTTAGTGAACTCAGTACAAAACACACCAAATACTAGAAACACATTATTCAACTTCCCAACTGCAAGATCAACTCCAGGTCCTGCCGGATTAGCAGCATCACCTGTCATTGGTGCAGTGACCTCTGCTATAACAGGAAGCAGAACAGCCGGAACTCAAAACAATAGTTAATTTACAGCATAAATACTAATATGGCAAGCATTTCATCGATAGATCAAGTAGATCAAACTATTCGCATTTATGACAACTTCTATAATAAGCAGTTGACTATAAATGCGGCTGACTACGATATAGTGTATTCATATTTTAAGGGCAAGTCAAACAACGCAGACATTGCATCTAACATGACAACTATTCTGTTTAGAATCGCGCAAACTGGAAATTATAACGTTATGGACTTGTTAGAGATTGTTCAGGGCGCCCCTAATAATCTACAGATGAACACTATTCTTTGTTATTATTTGAATACATTTAAGTCAAATAATTCTTTGTATGGCGTCGGAAATATTCCAAAACCAAACGAAGCAGTACAGCGCAATGTAGTGCAATGATATGGGTAAATGGGCAAACGGCATATACACTCCCAAAAACCCTGAGAAATATATAGGTAAACACGCACCTAGATATAGATCAGGCTGGGAAATGACGTTCATGACCTTTTGCGACAGTAACAAAAATGTGCTTGCTTGGGCAAGTGAATCAATGTCGATTCCATATCGTAATCCATTAACAGGAAAACCATCCAACTATATTCCTGATTTTTTCGTAGTGTATGAAAACAAATTTGGTAAAAAGATTGCTGAAGTAGTAGAAATCAAACCAAAGAAGCAAAGTCTGATTGAAAGCAGGACAGCAAGTGCTAGAGATAGAGCCGCAGTTGCAGTGAATCATGCTAAGTGGGCCGCGGCCAAGGCCTACTGCCAGTCGCAAGGGTTTGCCTTTCGCGTAATTACGGAAGAGGATTTGTTCTATAATGGGCGCAAGTAAATAAATACTTGCATGAAAAAACTTGAAGAACTATTTGAGTTATCATCCAAATCCAACGAGCCAGACTCGTATGATGACGCCTCCTTACCAGAAAATACACAAGAAGTAACCGAATCTGCACTTACAAATTTAGATAAAATTGAAGCAGCCTTACCGCTGGTTAAAGGTTTAGAGGCCGCTGATGAGGAGATGGATGAACTTGCTGATATGGCAAAATCTAGCTATAAGGATCTTGTCGATTTAGGTATGCAAGTTGAATCCAGATTCAGTTCGGAAATATTCAACGCAGCTAGCAGTTTTCTTGGACATGCAATTACTGCTAAGACAGCCAAAATAAATAAAAAACTAAAGATGCTGGACATTCAGCTTAAGAAAGCGCAACTGGATCAAAAGGTTCAATCCAAAAATGAAGAAATAGAAAGTACTCCGTTAGGAGAAGGGAAATCACTCGACCGCAACGAGTTGCTTAAGATGCTTAATCCGAAAAAAAATGAGTAACAAGAATAAATAGTATTATGAGCGACATTAGAGAAATAATTGAATTATTAGAAGATATTTGGGCTGAACCCTCTGAGGGCGATGTTTTGGAAATCGAATTAGGTGATCAGGTTATTGAAACCACGATCAGTGAAGTTTTAGACGATGGCGTAGTCATTCATATAGACGAACAAGCTATTAGAATCCTAATTGATGCTAAAAAGCAGCTAGATGAAGCAAAGTATCAAGGGCGTACTGTCCCATTAAACAAGCCTATGCAAGGTGATGTTAAGAAATCAAAGGTATATGTTCGCAAACCGAACGGCAAAGTTGTAAAGGTCAACTTTGGTGACAAAAATATGCGCATAAAGAAAAATAGTCCAGGCCATCGCAAGAGTTTTCGTGCCAGACATCACTGTGAAAATCCGGGTCCAAAGTGGAAGGCTCGTTATTGGTCTTGCCGAGCTTGGTAGTCATAGTGTCGATTCGTTAAAAATCGACAAACAAATGATAAATATAATATAAGCTAATTGCAAGGATCCACATGCGCTCATTAAAACAATTCATTGCGGAAAGTGTATATACTTACAACTACACGATCAAGATCGCTGGTGAAGTTGACAAGAATTTCCTAGAACTCTTTAAGTTCAATCTAAAAAAGTTTGATCCGATAAAGATTTCAGATCCAGTGTCCACACCAATTCAAAAAGACCCATATGGTTTCGTAGGGATCACTAACCAACCAGTACACGTCATTAAAGCAGAATTCAGATATCCTGCTACTGAAACGATGATCCAGCAAATCGCACAGTTATTGGGTCACAACATCAATTATGTTCGTGTAGTAGGTACAGCATTTGATGACAGCATCAATAGTGAAGCCGAAGGCTATGCAAACGAAGCAGATCATAGTCCGGTACTAAATCACCTAGAACTAGAAGAACAACCTGGTGCAAAAGAAGCAGCCAAAGCATATGGCAATTCTTATCTAGACAGCATCAAAGATCAAGCAAAAGATTCAAAACTTGACATTCCTTATTCCGGAACAAAGACTCCTAATTCATATGATCCGTTCAAGCCAGAAACTCAATTTGCTTCTATGGGCAAAGAAAGTCCTATGACTAAGATTACTAGACCTGCGAAGCCTTCAACTGGTGCAAAAGGATAGCCCATGAAAAATTTATTAGATAAAATGACCCAATTGGAAGCTAAAGCAATTCCAGAAAAAGTGAACACTGCACCAAAGAAGAAAGTACTTAAGGAGTCTGCTGCAAAAAAGGCACCTACCACACTTAAAGGAATGTTTGAGCAATTGAGCGAGACTCTTGCGCCCGGGCAAAAGCCAATTCCTGTAGTAAACAAGCAAGGTGGAACTCAACAGACTGGTGCGGGTTTTCTAAACATCACAGATACGTCACCTAGCGGTAAAGCATTGCAACAAGCATTAAGCCAATTGGGTCCGGCTCAGGCACAAATAGTAGTTCCTACTCAGCCAGGTCAATCAGGACAACAGTCTGGCACATCAGCCGCAGGTAAGCCTAATCCAAATCAAATGCAACAAGGACAACAGTCTGGCACATCAGCCGCAGGTAAGCCTAATCCAAATCAAATGCAACAAGGACAACAGACTATGCAAGAAGATGATCTTGACGAAAAATGGGCTGGCAACACAAAGGTAAACCCAGCCAAGAAGGGTATGTTCGCTGGTAAAACTAAGGCTGAATTGGAAAAGCAACTAGCTGCATTACACAAGTCAGGACCGCACAAGAAAGGTTCACCTGAATACACTAAGCAACAAGAATTAAACTTCGCTATTCGTGCAAAGAGCGGATGGAAGAAGGACTCAGTTGAAGAAGACCAACTTGATGAAAAGTATATGGGTTTTGAAAAGGTTGAAAAGGCCGCAGCTAAGTCCGGTGCAAGAGACCCTGGCGCAGTAGCAGCATCAATCGGTCGTAAGAAGTACGGCAAAGAAAAGTTCCAAAAGGCAGCAGCATCTGGCAAAAAGTTGGGTGAGGCTGATTTTGCTTCAACTCAGGGTATTGACACACGAGGTGCTGGCTTAGGTGCTGGCCGCAGTCCAACTACACTAGAAGGTAAGAAGGCTAAACCAGATTTTCTAGATTTAGATAAAGCTGAAAAAGATGCTTCTGATGAAAAATCAGCACTTCAAAAAGATAAATTCAAGAAGAAAACAGTCAATGAATTAAGTGCTAATACTTTAAATTCCTATAGGGATAAAGCATTAACT